AAGCAAAAGGTGGAGGATACAAATGAAAGACAGAAAAAAAATGATGGGTGGCGGAATGTATGATTCTAAACGCAAGAAGATGATGGGCGGTGGAATGTACGGTTCTAAGCGCAAGAAGATGATGATGGGTGGAATTGCTAAGTTTAACTCTGTTCAAGATATGGAGAAGATGTAGTGGCTAAAGGAGTTAAACATTACTTTAGAGATGGCACTGAGTTTAAAGGTGCAAGTCACAAAATGCCTAATGGTGATCTTCATTCTAATAAGACTCATACTAAAACAAGTAAAAAACTTTTTCACTTTAGCAAGCTAAGTGCAACTGCAAAGAAAAAAGCAAAAAATAAGTAATGGCACTTAAGAAGTCTCAGAAGTCTCTGAAGAAGTGGACAAAACAAAAGTGGCGTACCGCTAGTGGTAAGAAGTCTTCTGAAACTGGTGAAGTGTATGCTCCATCTGCAAAAATTAAAAAGCTTAAGTCTAGTCCTGCAGGTAGAAAAAAACTTGCAGCAGCTAACAAAAAGAAACGCGCAGCAACAGCTGCAGGAAAACAACACGCTAAACATGGTCTTCATAAAAAGAAAAGGAAGAAGAAGTAATGGCTAAGAAAAAAGATCCAAGACTTGCAAGAGCAGGTGTGTCTGGATATAACAAGCCTAAACGAACTCCTAGTCATAAAACAAAGTCTCATGTAGTTGTTGCAAAAGTAGGCGATAAAGTAAAGACCATAAGATTTGGTCAGCAAGGAGTTAGAGGAGCAGGAAAGAATCCTAAGTCTGCAAAAGATAAAGCTAGAAAGAAATCTTACTATGCTAGACATAACGCACAGGATTCAAGTCCTAGCAAACTAAGTGCAAGATATTGGTCGCATAAGGTTAAGTGGTGACATCATTAGGCGGTTTATTTGTACAGCTAAAAGAATATGATATGTTAATGATTCCTGATTCTTATGTAAGAAGATCTTCTTCTACAATACCTTTTGGCTATAGGATTTCAAATGTTGAAGGCTATTTAGAACCAATAACAGAAGAGTTAAAAATATTAAAAGAAGTTTCAGAGTCTGTGTATTCTGGAGAAATTAGTTTAGGCATAGGAGTAGATTGGTTAGAGGCTGAAACAGGCAGATCTATTTCTAGAGTAGGCTTAAAAAAACATGTGGATAAAGTATATGGAAGATTGGGAAAGAAATCCTGAAAAATACTTGACAGATGCTCAAGGGGCCTATATACTAAAGAAAGACGGAACTCCGCAGAAACGAAGGGGTAGACCGAAGAATACAGAGTTATCTGATGTTAAAGCAGCACTACATGCACAAAAAGCTTTAAAAAAGAAAAACTCTAAAGTAAAAAAGTTGCGCAGAAATTTACGCAAAGAAGAAGAAAAGCTAGCAAAGACTAGCAAAGTGTTAACATCTAATGTTATTACTGAAGAAGAAAGCAAAGAATTACCAGATGCTATACAGCAACATTTAGATGAAACAGGTTCTTACGTTGAGTTTATGCCCAACGAAGGGCCACAGAAAAATTTTTTAGCCGCACCAGAAAAGGATGTCTTATATGGTGGGGCTGCAGGTGGTGGTAAGAGTTATGCAATGTTAATAGATCCATTGCGCGCTTGCCACAATCCTGTACACAGAGCATTGATACTTAGAAGGTCAATGCCTGAATTAAGAGAATTGATAGATAAGTCAAGAGAACTTTATCCTAAAGCTTTTAAAGGTGCGAGGTTTAAAGAAGTAGAAAAACTTTGGAACTTTCCTAGCGGAGCAAAGATAGAGTTTGGATTTTTAGAAAGAGATTCAGATGTCTACCGTTATCAAGGTCAAGCATACAGTTGGATAGGATTTGATGAAATAACTCACCTTCCAACAGAGTTTGGTTGGAACTATTTAGCATCACGTTTAAGAACTACTGATCCTAAACTTCAAACTTATTTAAGATGCACAGCAAACCCAGGTGGAGTTGGTGCGCATTGGGTAAAGAAAAGATATGTACTGCCATCAGAATCTAACGAAGCATTTGTAGGACATGATGGACTTACAAGAAAGTTTATTCCTGCTAGATTACAGGACAATCCTTATCTAGCAGAAGATGGTGAATATGAAAGGATGCTTAACTCGCTTCCTGCTGTACAACGTAAACAATTACTAGATGGTAATTGGGATATAGCAGAAGGAGCAGCATTTGCAGAGTTTGAAACAGAAACACATGTTATAGCTCCTTTTGATATACCGTCTTGGTGGGAAAGAATAAAAGGTGTAGATTATGGCTATGCCGCGGAAAGTTGTTGTTTGTGGGCTGCCGTTGATCCTGAAGATCAGACCATCATAATATATAGAGAACTCTACCAAAAAGGTCTGACAGGAAACGCGCTAGCTGACAAAATAACATTGATGGAAGAGAATGAAGTTAAGTCTATTCCTGGTGTATTAGATACAGCAGCGTGGGCAAGAACAGGATACTCAGGGCCTACTATTGGAGAAACACTTGTCAATAGAGGTCATAAATTAAGAAGGGCTGATAAAAACAGAGTAGCAGGTAAAGTTCTAATACATGAACATTTACGGAAAAGACTTCAAAGTGGAAGGCCTAAGTTACAGATAGTGAACACTTGCGTTAACTTGATAAGAGAAGTGCAAGGTATTCCTTTATCTAAAAAGAATTCAGAAGATGTGGATACAAATGCTTCAGACCACGCTTATGATGCTTTGCGTTATTTGTTAATGTCTAGACCAAGAGTAGATCATCCTTATGATAGAAGATTAAGAATAAGATCTGATACCTATATACCATCAGACTCAACCTTTGGATATTAATACATGGCAGAAAAAGAAAACAGTTTTTTAACAGCTAATGACATCTATGAAGAAGTTGAGGGCGAAACAGGTAGTGTTTTAAAACTAGAAGAACAACAGAAATCTAATTTAGTTGGGATCATTGAAGGTCGCTTTTATCAAGCAGAAGATAAAAGATCTATGGATGAAAACAGATGGTTAAAAGCTTATGAAAACTATAGAGGTATGTATAGTAAAGGTGTTAAGTTTAGAGAGTCTGAAAAATCTCGCATCTTTGTAAAAGTTACTAAAACAAAAGTACTAGCAGCCTTTGGGCAGTTAGTGGATGTTATGTTTGGTACTGGTAAGTTTCCTATAGGAGTTACAGAAACTAAAATACCTGAAGGTGAATACGGTACAGCCCATTTAGATATTAACAACCCTACTCCTGATATTGAATCTTCTATGCCTGATAACATAGGCAATAGACTAGAAGATCCTCCTCAAGATGAAAAAGATAATCCTTATGAAGTAGGCTATGAAGGTGATGGTAGAACTTTAAAGCCTGGAGCTACTTTTGGTAGAGGACTATTTTCAGATACCATAGAAGACTTAGCAGATGATATGCTAGTTGAAGGTAACAGCGCAAATCCTGCAGACTTTGATATTAATCCTGCACAGAAAGCTGCAAGAAGAATGGAAAAGCTTATTCATGATCAGATAGAAGAATCTAATGGATCTTCTGAAATTAGAAATGCTTTACTAGAAGCAGCTATGTTAGGTACAGGACTTGTTAAAGGGCCTTTCAACTTTAATAAGAAACTACATAAATGGGATACAGATGAAGAAGGTGAAAGATCTTATAGTCCTTTAGAAGTTAGAGTTCCTAGAATAGAATTTGTAAGTTGTTGGGATTTCTATCCTGATCCTGCAGCAACTAATATGGATGAGTGTGAGTATGCAATACACCGCCATAAAATGAATCGTAGTCAGTTTAGACAACTGCGTAACATGCCTTACTTTGATGAAGATGCTATTAGAGAGTGTCTACAAATGGGGCCTAACTACGAAGAAAAAGATTTTGAAAGTCAGTTAAAAGATGATGCCAGAGGTAGCGAAGACTATCAAGGGAACTATGAAGTTCTAGAATATTGGGGTATCATGGATGCGGAGTATGCTAGAGAAGTAGGAATAGAACTACCTGACACAGTAGATGATTTAGATGAAGTACAGATCAATGCTTGGGTAACTGGTGGAAAACTTCTTAGAGCAGTTGTAAATCCTTTTACTCCTGCGCGTATTCCTTATCATGCTTTTCCTTATGAAAGAAACCCATACAATTTCTTTGGTATAGGAGTTGCAGAGAACATGGATGATTCTCAACAAGTTATGAATGGTCACGCTAGAATGGCTGTAGATAACTTAGCTCTATCAGGCTCTGTAGTCTTTGATATTGATGAGTCTGCCCTTGTAGGTGGACAATCTATGGAAATATATCCAGGAAAAATATTCCGTAGACAAGCAGGGATGCCTGGACAAGCAGTACATGGTATGAAGTTTCCTAACACATCTAATGAAAACATGATGATGTTTGACAAGTTTAGACAGCTTGCAGATGAGCAAACAGGAATACCTAGTTACTCACATGGACAAACAGGTGTTCAGAGTATGACAAGAACAGCTTCTGGAATGTCAATGCTATTAGGTGCAGCAAGTTTAAATATTAAAACTGTTGTAAAAAACCTAGATGATTTTTTATTGAAGCCTTTGGGGGAAGCTTACTTTCAATGGAACATGCAGTTCTTTGAAGGTCAAATGGATGTTAAAGGCGATTTAGAAATTAGAGCCTCTGGAACAAATAGCTTGATGCAAAAAGAAGTAAGAAGTCAGAGATTGACTATGTTCTTACAAACTGCACAAAGTCCTGCTATTGCTCCTTTTGTTAAAATTTCTAAGTTAATAAGTGAACTAGCCTATAGCTTAGATTTAGATCCTGATGAAATACTCAATGATCCTGAAGAAGCAGCTATCATGGCTCAAATAATAGGTATGCAAAATAATGGACAAGAAGCAAGCGCAGAGGCTCAACCCAATAGTCAACAGCAAACAATGGCAGGTAGTGGAGGAGTACCTCAACAACCTCAAGACATTGGAGTTACAGGTACTGGCGGTGGGAACATTGGAATTGGAAATGTTCCGCAGTCAGGGGAGGATCAATTTACTGGAACGGTTACTCCAACTGCCCCAATCAGTTAATCAAAATATGAAAGAGAATAACTAATGCAGAAAAAAAAGAAACAGAATGGCTCAATGAAAGAACAAATGGAAGGCATAGCAATATCTATAGCTCCTGTTAAATTAGAGAAAGAAATTTCTACTAAAGAAAAAGATGAGCGTAAGCAGATGAAAGAAGGAGGCAAAGGTATTGAAGCATTGAGAAAAGAAGCTCCAGAAGTTGTAGCTAGAATGGGATATCAAGAAGGTGGAATGATGCCTGATGAACAAATGGAAGATAACTACTTAGACTTTATAATAGAGCAATCTTTAAATCCTGAACAAGAAAAAACATTAATGACTAAATTAGAAGCTGATCCAGAACTCAGCATGTTATTTGATAGAGTTCTAGATACAGCAACAGAATTCGCAGGATCAGGGCCAGTTAACGGCCCAGGATCAGGTGTTTCCGACAGTATACCTGCAAGGTTATCTGACGGTGAGTTTGTCTTTACAGCAAAAGCAACAGAACAAATAGGCGCGGACAGATTACAAAGTATGATGGAAGATGCTGAAAAAGAAGCTGATGCTATGAGACAAGATATGCAAGAAGGTGGTGAAGTAGAAGAACAACAAGTAGACCAATTTGGTAAACCTGTTGATCAAGACATAGCTAAAGATGAAATTCGGAAAGGTATGTTATCTGTTAATCCACGCATGCAGTAAAAACGATAGAGCTACCTTAGTTACTAAGCCCTCTGTCACAACATAAACCGAAAGGCTACCTTTACAAAAACAAACCCTGTTATGCGCATTACAGCTACTTTGTTTAGAAAGCCCTGAGTAGGAGAGAAGAAATGGCAACACAACAAAAAGAAGAACAAGCTAATCCTTATAACGCTAATAAAGAATGGCATAAAGGAGACTCCCAAGATTTTGTATCTGCGGATAGTGCCTTTTTTGAAAAGCCTCAAGTTGAGACTAAAAAGAAAGAAACTAGAAAGAGTAGTAAGAAGTCTTCTGAAGAGAATACTGATAACTATAAACAAAGATATGATTCTTTAAAAAAACACTATGACTCTAAACTTAATGAGTTTAAAACTAGAGAGCAAGAACTACTAGAGCAAGCAGCTAAAAATGTGCCTGAATATGTAGCTCCAAAGTCTCCAGATGACTTAGCTAAATTTAGAGAAGAGTATCCAGATGTGATGGGTGTAGTTGAAACTGTAGCGCACATGCAAAGTTCTGAACAGATGAAAGTCTTAGAAGAAAAATTAAAAGCTTTGCAAGAACGCGAAACAGAGTTAGTTACTAAACAAGCACATGAAAGGTTGATGAATAATCATCCTGATTTTGAAGATATTAGAGAAAGTGATGATTTCCATCAATGGGCTAAGTCACAACCTCAATCAATTCAAGATTGGATATATAAAAATAATAGTGATGGAGATCTTGCAAGTCGCGCTTTAGATTTATATAAGCGAGATGTAGGAATAGAAAGTTCTGCTAGAGTTGAGAAGCCTTCTTCTAAGAAGTCCAATAAATCTGCCGCTGATATGGTTTCAACTAAAACAACAGCAGTTGAACCAAAGCAAGATAAAATTTGGACAGAAAGGGAAATCGCTGCAATGTCTATTATTGAATTTGACAAGTATGAAGAAGAAATCGGAAAAGCAATTCATGAGGGCAGAGTAGTAAAATAATAACTTTTAATTTGATAAATAACGGAGAAGTAAAATGGCTTATAACCAATCAGATCAGTTCTTTGAACCAAGTACTGATACTAACGCTAACTTTGCAAACTCCGTAAGTGGTCAGACTAATTCGTTTTTCCTTCCTTCAGTCTACTCTAAAAAGGTTCTTAACTTCTTTAGAAAGGCTTCGGTTGTAGAAGCGATCACCAACACAGATTATGCAGGTGAGTTGTCCGCTTATGGAGATTCTGTAAAGATTATAAAAGAACCTGAAATCACTGTATACCAGTATGAACGTGGTGCAGATGTTACAGACACTAAACTAACTGATCAAGAGTTAACGCTTGTAGTTGATACAGCTAACGCTTTTAAATTCAAAGTTGATGACATTGAAACAGCTATGTCTCATGTGAATTTTAAAGAAGTAGCTAGCTCATCTGCAGCATACGCTCTTAGAGATGCTTATGATGAAGGTGTTATTGCTACTATGTTCGCAGGTGTTTCTGCCTCAAGTCCTAACCATATTCTTGGTTCTGACAACGCTACTGATTTAGCGGCAGGTACATTTGATGGAACTGGTAATCTTGACATAGGTTTTGCATCAAGTGAACATGATCCTATTGACGTACTATCACACATGGCACGTTTAATGGATGAGCAGAACATACCAGAAGAAGGAAGATGGTTCTTAGCATCACCTGACTTCTATGAAGTTCTTGCAAGTTCATCTTCAAAACTTTTGTCTGTTGATTATAATGCAGGACAAGGTTCTATAAGAAATGGTCTAGTAACTTCTGGTAAGTTGCGTGGATTCAGCATGTACAAGTCTAACAACATTGCAGATACAACTAACGCTGCAGGAAAATGTATCGCAGGCCACATGTCATCTACAGCTACTGCTCAGACGATTACAAGTACTGAAGTATTGCGTGATCCTGATAGCTTTGGCGATATAGTGCGAGGTCTTCATGTATATGGAGCTAAAGTACTACGCGGTGAAGCATTAGTTTCTGCTTTCTACGGTATTGACTAAACAGATCTGGGAGGTGTAAAAGCCTCCCTTTTCTACTTTTTAGAGTATAAATTTTATTAATATTAACTTATCTTTTAAAGATAAAGGAGACACAAAATGTCAAACCCAGTATTTAAAGTAAGAGATACAGGGCGCAACTCAGCTAGAACAGTTGATGTTGGGAAAATTGCTGACAATATCTGTACTTCATGGACTTCAGCTACAACAGGAACTATTGCAGTTACTGCTAATGCTACTTATGATGTTTCATTTACTCAGCCTGCTGACACTATTATAAGAAATCTTATTGCCATACCTGCAGGTAACATTGTTACAGCAGGAGCTTCAGGTGATGATGTTGATTTTGATTTAGGTACTGCAGCAGGTGGTGGTCAAATTATTGATGAAAAAGCTATC